GAAACGTTATCCGAACGCATCCCGGTTGTTTGTGATTTTATGGATAACGTCCCACGTGGGTTGGCTTTGGTAAACTTTAATTCGACTTCGTAATTTTCGCCGTCGTTACCTACTACCATTTTTGCAAATCCTTTGTCCTCTCCATTTTTCAACACGGCGTCCCGGTTCCCGGTCAACATTGCGCCGATTGCTTTTAATAGGGTTGATTTGCCTAACTCGTTGTCCCCGGTAATGAAATATACATTACCCTCAAAATCTGCGTTGAACTCTTTGATAACTTGAAAATTCAACAATTCCAATTTCTTAATATACATCGCTCTAATTGTTTATGCCGGGGTTCCCCCCGGCGGTTATTACTATTTTGTTAATCTCATTCTTTGGTGTATCATGGTTTGCACTTTATTAAGTGCATCCCGGTTGGCGTCAACCTCTAACCGGGTACAATCAGCAATAAAGTTTTCCAATCGCTTATATAGGTCGTCCAACTCTTTTGCCGTCATTGCGTGCCGCACGGCTCCCAATTCGTCCTTATCCATTTTTGCAAACTCTTTTAAGGGTTTCTAAATCCCGGCGTTTGGGTTCGTCGGCGTTCTTTGTTGCGTCAATTAACGGCATATCGTTTGTTGTTGCCGTCCATTGTTTCCCGGTAACGGGGGACGTATAAGTTACTTTATAATGTCCGTAACCGCTTGGAATAAAACTAAAATCGTAAATACTTGTTTTCGCTCTCATACTATTTTGTTTTTATAGTTACCGGGAAAACGCCCGGTCGTGTTATTATCATGCCGCAAATATACGTATAGTTTTTATATTACCAAAACTTTTATCTTTTATTTTCGGCTATTTTTTTATTTTCCGCAATAATCGCCCCAAAACAACGCATTTACCCACGCCGCCAAACTCAACTAACATATTACCGTTGCGCCCTCTTATACATTTACCATCGGAACGACGAACCGCCCGGCACGGCATACGTCGCAATTCCGGGCGGGTCAATCGGTCGCCTAAATAGATATAATCCATTTCGTCCATATCAAAACAATTTCATTTGTGTATCGGTCAAGACAGCAACGACCGCATCAACTTTGCGTTCCCAACTTTCCAACGTTGCCAATTTTTCCGGGGTTGGGTTCCGTTGGCAACGTCGTTGGTTGTGCCGCATCTGTTTTACCATTTCCGCCAAATCTTTTGCCGTTATTTTTTCGGGATTTTCGATTTGCGGGGCTTTTGTTTCGTCTGCCATATAAGTAACCATTTGAATAATTAAACGCCCCTACGGGCTTAAAATAAACGGTTGTGCATTTGTTGGGGCAAATTTTCCAAAACCCAACGGGGGTTATTCTGTAAAATGAACCGTCCAAAGTGCATTATTAACGTTGCGTCCGCATTCCATAACGCCGGGATAATCTCCGGGTATAATTTCCCGGCAATATCCCGGAACCGTCGTTTGCGGTCTGCCTTTTCCTCCTTTTTCCCTTTTACCTTAATACGCAATTTAAGGTCGTTTTGCCACTTCATCGCATTAACCAAAACAAACGGTATTTCGGCGACGGTTATAATGGCTTTCAAATGCTCAAAGTTTTGCAACATCTTTTGTATGCGGTACAATTTACCCATGTTTGCCCCGGTATCGCCAACCGTTACGTCATCCGGGCGAACACTCAATTTTTCCAAAAAGATAATCGGTGTACAAATCTCTTTGTAATAGTTCAGAAAATCCCGTATCTCGTTAATGTCTTTAGGCATCTTAATTGCCGTTGCGTTGTGGTTGGGTCGCCAAACCACAATACCCCCATTGCTTCCGGGGTCTATGCCTATAATGCAATTTATTTTCATAACATCTTTTTTATTTGTTCAATCTTAATCAATCGTTCGTCATACGCTTGCTTTGCAGTTATAAAACCGCTCTTTCTGTATCGTATTCCGTCGATTTGAATTTCATAATTATATTTCCCGGTTTGTTTATGCCGGGTTACTCCCTTATATCCGGTTGTGTTATCTCGGCGTATTCGCCTATTTCTATTATTTTCCGAATGAGTAACAAAACGGCAATTTTCCGGGCTATATATCCCGTCGTTATCTATCCGGTCAATTTCTAAACCGGGGTTATATCCATTTTCTAAAGCCCAATTTTTGAAGGCATCAAAACAAAACCATTCTTTGCAAATAGTTATTCCACGACCTCCATAATTGTTATAATCCTTTCTTTTAGGATTATAACAACGGGCTTTTATACTTTCCCAAAGTCGGTACAACTTTGTCGCTGAAACTCTTTTTTTCATTTTTCAAACCTTAAATAATGATAGATATAAATTTCGTCCTTAATCATTCGGTCAAACGTCCGTTTAATTTCTTTGCGCCGGGCAACCTCAAAGGCTGTATAATCAATTTCCGGGCTTTGGGTTCCTTGTTTCCGAACGTGGTAAACGGTAAATTCATTAACGAACCCACGGGCGGCACGTGCCAAAAATCGGTTATACGCTTCTTTCCGGTCGTCCTCGGTTTCTTTCACTTCATCCGCTAACCCAACGCCCAACAACCAATTATAAACAAACATTTCGTCGGTTAATCCAAACACTAAACGCCCGGTATATTTATAGCGCATAAAACACATTAAACAAGTCATAACCGATTGATTGCGATAATACCGGATTTGCTCCGGGCTTAACTCCTTTTTCGGTTCCGGCAACGCTGTATATGCTTTGCCGATAACTTGGTTTTGTTTCCGGCAATATGCGTTCAATACCTTTGCGAAATAATCGGCGTTGAATTGTTGGTAATGTTTCCGTTCGGCGTTGCCGTCCCTATCCTTTGGCAAATAGTCGTCTAATTCCCCGGTAATCAGCAATTCAAACGCTAATTTAACCTCGGATAATGTTAATTGCGAATAATATCGTTTTAGCAAATCCAACAACCGGGTACAAATATACGTCCAATCGTCCCGGTTTTCCGTGTGAATGATAAACCCCACGTCCATTGCGATAAACCGGAACATCTGCCCAGTTTTGGCAATCAACGTTTCGTCGTCAATCTCGGCAATCTGTTTTTTTGTGGACGCCACGAAAATATACTTTTCAACCGGGGTTAATGCTTTGGCAACCTCCGGTAACTCAACCATCGCCCGGCGAACGTCAATTGCTTTTGCCGTTCCGCTATAAAGCAAAACGGCGGCGGATTGTCGTTTTTCGGGCAACGTTTGTGGCAATCTGTTTGTCTTTTCGGGTAATGCTTCCATGTTAATAATCATCTTTCAAATACTCAATAGCCCCGGCAACGTTCAATCTTTGCGTTGGGGCTTTGTATTCGGATTTCAAATGCAACTTTTTCTTTTCGACGTCCCCCCGTATGAAATTGCGGACGGTCGCCAACCAACCGTTTTTAGTTCGCTTCATATTCTTTTGGTCGCTCCAATCGCTAACCGAATGAAAGTAATAAACCAAATCGACCTTTTCAAATTCCGGGGTCGCAAACTTACTTTCAAACTCGGAATAATCCACACCAACGCCGTTTTCAAATTTAACCATTTTGTAAACGGCGGAATTGCGGAACAACGTTTTTTTCTCTTTTGGTTCCTCAACCTTTGTTTCTTCATCCGGGAATAATCCGGGGTTCTTTACCCCGGTATTATCATTATCAAAAGAGGTATTAATATCATCTATCTTTATTGTGTCGGATTTTCCAACCACGGGGGTTGGATTTTCCAACCGGGGGGTAGTTGGATTTTCCAACCGGGGGGTAGTTGGATTTTCCAACCGGGGGGTAGTTGGATTTTCCAACCACTCCAAAGCAACCCAATAATTAGACGTATATTCACAATAACGCACCTTGTTTTTTTTGTACTCAAATTTATTAATATATTGCTTATCAACTAATTGTTTGAGTAACTTAATAACCGTACTTTTATCTAATCCCGTCCATTCGATAAGATACCGCAATGAACCCTTAAAACGGCTTTCGCCGTCTTGACTAAAACCATGTATCAAAGCGAAAACCAACAATTCGTTACCTTTCAATTTAAGTTTCGTAATCATTGGGGCTAATATGGTTATAAAATTGCTATCCCTTATTGTCATTTTCAACAAATTTAATGTTATTACCGTCTTTTCGTTCGTGTGCATTACACGGGAACCGTTTACATGAACCGGGGAATTTATGAAAATAACAACTTTCACAACCTTGCCAACCCGTCCTTTTAATGGCTTTTATCTCTGTATGATTAACAATAATTGTATCGTTAATCTCTATTTCAAATTTTCGTCCCATTATTTGCCGCCCTCCAATTCTTTAACGGGTTCCCACGCCTTGCGTACTTTCAAAACATTGTCGGCACTCTCATTGGGAACCAACGACACGACGGGAAAACGGGAACGGTCGCCCGGTTTTTGGGTCGTGGCAAATTGTACATTCAAATCAAAGATAATGCCTTTGCAAAAGCCCCGTTCAAACAACATACCGTCGAACGTTTCCCGAATTTGCGGGATTGTGGACGCCGTGCCTTTTGTGGCGAATTGCCACACCCCGGCAACCCCACGAACCAACGGAACAATAAAGTTTAGCGTTAATGTAACCTCCCAACCGTTGCAATCGGGTTGGCGGCTCTTTTTGTTCGGGTAACGCTTCGTTATCGACTGCATTAAGTTTGGGTATTTCTCCGTTGTCAACGTTTCGTATTTCTTTCCGTCCCATACTTGGAACGTGTCGCCATCGCCCGCCGCAATCAATCGCCCGTCGTCGTCCCGGTATTCGTAACGTTCGTTACATACTTTTGCCGGGTCGTCGTCCGGGAAAACAATTTGTATTGTTTGCGGCTTTTCGCCGTATGCTTGCGTAAATAATCCGGCATACTTTCCCGTTGGTATGAAGTAATCAACGCTTTGCGGATAACCGTTTGCGTTTTTAATACCGATTTTTATTTGACCGACACGGGGCAAAATCAAACGGGATTGTTGCGCCTCCGGTCGTTTTATTCTTCCTTTCATATCTCAATCAAATTTCGGGGTCGTCGTTCAACATCTTTTTCCTACTCTCATTTTTGGGCTTTTTAGGCTCGTTTGCGGGCTTTACTTTCTTTTCCGTGGCATTACCCCGCTTTGCGGTCGTTTTGCCCGTGGTGGCTTTCTTTTCCGCCTCCTTTGCCTTTTTGGGCGCACGTTTAACAATGGTTGTTTTCTTTGGCTCCTTTTCCGGTTCCGGTGCGTCCGCCTTGACTTTCTCGGCGGCGTCCGTGTTTTCGTCCGGGGTTGCCTCCTTTGGGGCTTTCGTCTTAATCAATTCCGCCAACGATAAGGATATTACGTTTTGCGTCAAATCGGGTGCATTATCCAATAAAACCATACCATTAACCGACGTAAACGTATTATCTTTCTTTTCGTCCTCAATGGCTGCAATTTCTAACAGATACGGGATTTTCCGTATATTGGGGCTATCCGTTTGTTCTTTCAAATTGTACGACGGACGTTTGCGCCAATCTTTCGGGCTGAAATTGAAAATACGGGTAACGGGGAATTGTTCAAAATTGACGTTCCACATATCCCGGTACATCCCTAATTGTATTTCGCTTTCCTCGTAAAATCCTTTGCGTCCGCTCTTAAAATCGACGATTGCGTTAATACGTTCGTCGCCGCCTATCTTTGCCAACATGGTACACGGGCAATCAATCATTCCGGCATACTTGTAATATGGATGCACTAAAGCAATTTCAACCGCCAACGGGCGCACGTCGTAATCTAATACGAATTGAGCAAACGCCAATACGTCCTTTTTCAAATCGTCGGCATAATATATAAAATCGTCCGGCAATCGGTAAACCTCAATATATTCTTTTAGTTTGCCTTTTAACCCGTCCAAATCATAAGCCCGGTTAATTAATAATTCCTCAAATGCGGCGTGCATAAACGTACCATACGCCGCCCGTTCGCCTTTGTATCGTTCCGCTTCCTCAATGCCTTTGTTGGCAATCCATTGTATTAAGTGCGGAGCTTTGGGTAACGTTTGGGACAATATCGTTGTAACCGACGGGAAAAACTCCGGGTTCCCGTTGTCGTCGTATCTGTAATAGTATCGGTGTCCCTTACTATTTAATTGCCAAACCTTATACGGGGGTTCAATCAACGTTTTTTCATCAAAAAACATTGCCGTCATTTCCTCAATCGTCATGCCCGGCAATATCTCAAATATTCCGGTTGGTTGCTCAACCTCGACCGCTTCAAACGGGGGGATTATTTGTTGTTGTTCCTCGGTAATTTCCGGGAATTGGTCGGCGGGAACGGCTCCCAAATTTTCGACCGTTTTTTGTACCGGGTTTTCCGGTTTCTTTTTGTTCGCTCTCATTTTCTACTCTTTTTTAATTCTGAAAATCCACATAATACCATTACGGCACACATTCCCGCAAATATCAATTGCCACGGGTTCCAAAATGCGCCAATCAGACAAACAACGCCCAACGTTCCAAACGTCGAAATAATCGCTTTCGCTTGGAACCTATCGGAAAACATAACGTCCGCCATTCGTTCAAACCATTGTAACCCGTTATTCTTCATATCCAAACAAATAATTAGGGGTGCAATTACACATTTCGCAAATGATAACAACCCATTCCGGGCGTATCTGTTTGGTCGTACCGTTACATAAGTTAGTCATATTAACTTGTTGTGCGCTTTCGGTGCGTCCCTCCCATAAACGGGCGGCAACCTCTTTTTTATAAACCTTAATCCCGGCGGTTTGCGCCCGTGCGATTGCCTCGTTTACTCTTAATTTCGTCATTTCTGCCATTTCTTTAGTCTTTTATTGTTAATAACTCGGTTCGTTACTCTCTTTGTGTCCGCAATGCGTACACGTTTTTTCCTCCCAAATTGCGGTATATTCCGGCGGGGTCAAATATCCGTCGCCTCCGGTCTGTTTATATTCCCCGTCGGTAACTTCCATTTCGCCGCCGCACTCCGGGCAATCTTCATTACCCATTAAATCCAAATCCGGGACAATGAAATATACCCGTTTCAGATACACGCCCAACGCCTCGGAAATCGCCGCATAACAATTGGCGGTTTGTTCCTCGGTTACGTCCTCGTTTATTGCATCGAAAACGGAAACGCCCCAATTTTCCGGGGTGTCCTCAATAACTTTGTTTTTGAGTAATTCCGAAATGATAATTTCGGCAACTTGGTTGGCTGTTTTCCCGCTATCGGTCGCCAATTGTTTTAATAAATCGCTCTCTTTTATTCTCATATCTTTGCCGGGTACTCCCCCGGTGGGTTTTTGTTTCTGCAAATGTATAAATAATATTTGTATTACCAAAAATAAAACCTTTGAAAGTTTTATTTGTTCATGTTGGACGCTTGTAATACAGATAAAAAGCACTAATTTTGTTGCACCGCATAACCTCAAACATCGCTCTCGGTTACTGCGTACCAACCCCCGGCGTTACTTCATTGCGTCGGGGGTTATCTTTTACCCTCTCAATATAAACATTGCGGTAAATGTCGCCATAATATCCGGTTTCTTTTGTTACCCGGTTGATTGTCTGCAAATCATATTCCCCAAATACAACGTATTCATGTTGCAATAACTCGGTATCATTTAAGGCAAATTCAAATGTAATGTCAACGTATTTGTCGCCAACCCGGTTAAATGCGTGTTCGATTGGGAAAAACGCTAATACTTTGCCCTCGCAATATTGTACCCGTTCCGGGAACAATTGGCAAAGCAAATGCGCATTACGATAACATTGTTGCGGTTGGGGTTTCAGTACATCCCGGATAATCTCTAATTCGTAATCGTTGAACACGTCCGCCGCCCGGACAATCTCAACACGTTTTGCAACGGCGATTGTATCGGCGAAATATTGCCTTTGCTTTGGGTTCAATCCCAATTGCAGAAACGCCCGCATTTCCTCAATAATAACGCTTTCCATAATCAACCCTTTGTAAATCCTTTAAATGCCACATGGTAAACGTCGTATTGTTTCCCGGTAACATAGAACTCAATCATACGTTCCGGGTTCCCGGTGTCGTTTATCGCAATGGTTGGGTACGGCTCCCCCGGCAATTGGTTATAATCGCTTTCAATGTCCCGCAATCCCTCCGGGAAATCTGAACGGTCGGCGGAAAAATACCGGGTTAAACTCTCTTTTATTCGGTTCAACATTTCGTCGCCGTGCGGCTCAAAATGCGCTTTTATCTTATCTTGTTTTCTTAATGCAAATCGCATGGTTTCCAAATATTTTTTTGAAACGTCCACGACCTTTGCGCACGTTTCCGGGTTAAACATTCCTATATGCGTGTATTCCGTTGGTAATCCCAATTGCTCGGATAACCATTTGTAAGCCTCGGAACGCTTCATTAATTTACGCTTATATATTTCGTCAAAATATCGGTGCGCCTCAATCTTACATCGGCGCAACTCGGCGTTTGCTAATCGACCCTTTGCCCGGTCGGTTCCCGCATGAACGCCAACATACGCCCGGCATTTAGGGCAATAGTAAATCATTCCGTAATCAATGCCGTAAACCTCAATACTATTTTTGTACTCGGTTGGAATATGGCAATACGGGCAAATCTTACCTTTCAATATTTCCCGTTGTTCCTCTGTTAATATCATTTTTGCCCTCCTTAATCACTTTGCAAAACTTATAATATTGGTCGTGTCGGCTCTCAACTTGACAAAGCAACCCAATATCGTTGCCGTCCAATAATAGGTTTAACACATCGCCGGGATTGTGCCGGGTATAAAGCAAAAATAACCCGCCGTTTGCATTTTGGATTATCTTATACATTGCTTGACTTAATCGGTAACGTTTCGTTTTATTCATCGCTCTAAATGATTATGCCGGGGGATTGCGCCCCCGGCTTGTTATTACTGCAAATACGCAATTGCGTTTAATCTTTCCTTTTCCTTTGTTGCGCTCTCAACGTTGCGGGCAATCCATTGTTCGGCGGGGTTCTCGGCAATCCATTGTTTACGATAATCCGGCGTGAAATAAGCAACCATTTTTTTGTATGCCTTTTCCGGGTTCGCCAATATTTCCGCCGTATGGCTCAACCGTTTGCCGTGGTCGCCTTTGCCGATTAAATCCAAACGCCCAAAATAAAACGACCCGTCGGCGGTACACGCCACATATTCACGGGCGGACGTTCTTTTTGAAACAATCGCTTTACTATCGACGTCAATAACTTGGTACTCGTATTTCTTTCCCTTTACTTTCTTAACTAAAATGTACTTTGCCATATTGTTGTTATTGTGCCGGGGTTTCCCCCGGCGGGTTATTAATATCCTGCTTTTGTTTGGCGTGTGTTCGCCATGAATGTTTTGGGGAAAACGCCCCGTCGTTGTTTACTGATAATAGAAAGTGATTTTAACGCCTCGGCGTAATTTGCAAACCTCTTTGTCGCCGTAACAATTGAAAGCACGTTTTAATAAGCGATTGACTAACTTAATGTCGCCGACAATCTTTATTAAACCGGACACGCCAACCAATACATTAACCTTTTTGCCGTTTACAATTCCGTTTACCTTGATTTTGAAATTGCGGTTAATCTCTTTTGTTGTGTAATCTAATCCGTTATAAATGCTTTGAGTATTCATATTGTTTCGCTCTCTATTTTCCAGGAAAACGCCCGGTCGTTCTTGTTTGATGATGCAAATATACAACCTTTATTTTAATTACCAAAAGTTTTATCTTTTATTTTTGGCTTAAACTTCAAAAAGTTTTGTTTTTGGTTCCAAAAGAGTTATTTTCTTGGAATTTTCGATTTAAGCGACTTTTGCAAGCTGGACGGGTAAATTATCCACTTTGAAATAAAATGCCCGGAAACGGTCTAAAAATGGCTCAATAGAAAAAGGGGTTGCAACGCCTTGTTACAACCCCCGGTTTATTACTTTTCTATGGTTATGAACTCAACCCCTAATATTTTTGTTGCGGGGTTTTTGCTAACTACATCAATTTGCCGATTTTTGATTTTATTTGTTTTCCATAAAAAACCTAACCAACGTTTATATTGCACCGTTTCCGCTATCAACAGACTATCCCGGTTTATATGCGTCCCGGTAAATACCCCTGCGGGCGTTGTGCATCCGTGCAACTCAAAATACGGTTCCACAATATCAATACAACGTAATACGGTCGTAACCGTGTCGCCGGGCAAATATACAATACTATCCCGGACGTTCGCCCTTAATTCGTTTATCGTTTCCATTTGCGCCGTCGTAACCCTTTGCAAATCCCGGTTCTTTGTCTGCAACGATTTGATTAACGCTGCATCATCCGCCCGGTACTTTTTATATTCGGATAATTTTAACTCCAAATTCCCAACCTTTGCGGCGTTCAAACTATCCTTTGTTTGATAGGTTCGGACGTCCTGCAACAACGTTTCGGTATTGCTCCGGTATTTATCCCGTTCGGCGGTCAAACTCTTAATACGGCTTTGTTGTACCCAAAAGGCGGCGGCAACCGCCATAATGATTGCCGCCAATATTATATACTTTTTCATGCGTTTGCCGTGTAAATGATTAACGAACTATTCGGCGTTTTGCTCAATGTTAAAACGTAATGTCCGCCCGCCATTTCAACCGTACTATTTATTTCGTCCTCGTTAATCTCCAATTGTGCAAAGGAAATTACGACGCCCGAAATATATACTTTTGGTATGTTGTGCAACGGGTCGGCGTTTACGGCGTCAATAAATGCGTCTATTTCCGCCTGTGGGTTCGTTACGTTTTTCGTATCTTCTTGGTTGTCCTCAACCGTAACCGTAAAAACGTCCTCGCAATCTGCAATAATAGCGGATAACAACGGGGCAATACTAATTCCCGCTTGGTTCCCTTGATTGGCAACCAATTGTTCCAAATACTCCTTTTTGTCTTTCTTTGTCATAATGGTACAAAATTAAATGTTACTATATTCAATTGCCGCATTAAAACACGGGCATTCTTTAATGAACTCCCACGGCTCAATAATGCCGTCGCCGTTCAAATCCGGGGAATAATCCCTATGTCCCTTAATCGTTGCGTCCGGGAACATAACGACTAACCGCATAAGCAACCATAATAACGCCTCTTTTTGTTCCGGCGTGCGTGTGTCGGCGGCTTTGCCGTTGGCATCCAATCCCCCAACGTAACAAATGCCAATAGACCGGGAATTTTGCCCGGAAACGTGCGCCCCAATCTCGGAAAGATAACGCCCCGTTTCAATTGTCCCGTCCGGCAATACAACAAAATGATAACCGCAAATTCGCCCGCTTTGGGGTTGCTTCTTAAATCCCCGTTCTTTGTGCCAACCGTCAATAACATCAACGTTGACTTTTGCGCCCGGCTTGGTTGCGGTGCAATGTACAATCAAATCCGTAATTGTCCGGGTCGTTTTTTGCCCCTCCAAATACTTTAAAATCTCTGTTTGGTTCATTGTTCGCCCTCCTTTTCTTTATCGTTAATAATATCGCTATCGTGTTCCCGTTGGTATCTCTCAATTATCGGTTGCCAATATCCCGGCAATACCCGTGTAAATTCCAACCGGATAACGTGGTAAATAATACGCAACGCAACCTTTGTGGGATATGCTTTAATAAGGTTGCGGAATGCGTTTTGCAAATACACATACATAAAAACATAAGTAAGCGATTTAATTACTACTTTGGCGGCTTCATTATCGCCACATTGCAGCATTACCGAATAAATAACGTGTATAATAGTAACGTACAAAAGCAATTCCGCCAAAGCGTTTTTAAACTTACTGAAACGAAAGTTTTTGCAATGTCTTACGCTTACCCCATCCGCCCGCATACCCGCCCAAATATTGAAAGCAAACATTATAATCAATGCGTACATAAATCCAGCCGTTGGGGTTAAATAGGCTAAAACCGGGCTTAACGACGTGGCGAATATCATACGCCATTGTTCCCAATTTATTATTCTTTCCATTACTTATAAATTGTTTCAAATGTAATATTCACATTATTAGCTGTATATCCCAATCTTAAAAGTATATTGTTTATTCTTGTACCAATTAGACTTGAATTTACATTTCCCAATAATTTGTTTTTATTTCTATACGAAAAGAAATTATTATATCCGCATATTATTGAATCATCTTTTGGATATAATTCTAAATATTGGCACCTAAAACCAATATTTTCTTTTTGTCCGCTAATACTGTATATTTTACCGATAGTCTTTAATTGATTTGTATTTAAATCCCACAATCTTAAAGGCATCCATTCCCAACCTCCGCCGTCAACTCGTTCTAACAACATTAATACGTTTAATTTTTTAACATAAGACAAACCGTATGTTGCCAAAAGCATACCTGTTTCCGGCTGCAATAGTTGTGTTAATTCTTCTGCATCACCTACATTTATAACGCCGTTTTCATTTCTTTGCGCTTTGAATAAAAAATGCAAACTATCCGTTGGGGAATCAGTTGCCCAATATACATAATCTTCTGTAAAGACAAAGTTTAACAGTCTGCAATATTTTTCAGACGGTCCAAAAACAAATTCCCATGTTTCCCCCTCGTCTTTGCTTATCCATATATTAGAACCTTGATTTTCATCGCCCGTACACGCATATACGAATCCGGTAAATTGGTCGAATTGTATTGTATGAATATGTTTAATAGAATTTGGTATTAATGTAGTATAATCAACATCAAATTCCTTAACTATTTTCCAATTTTCCTTTTTGTTATATGGGTATTCAACTTTCCATATTCTTGCCTTTTCTGCTGTTGCTCTCGTATATTCTCCTAATATCAAACAATTGTATGGATAAATAGCATTAAATCCAACATTTTGCAGCCATCCTCCCGGTTTTATACTATCCCCAAAATCAACAATTAAAGGTTTATAATTATTGTTTTTTTCATATATAATTGGAGACAATTGCCAATCATCGCTTGTTGTACCTGCCGGGACTGCTTCCGACTTGTATATAAATATAACATCACCATTTGGCAAAACTGCACATGAATAATCGGACGCATTTTTATTTTGCAATGTTTTATCGAATTTAAATGCAAATTCAATTCCATCTCCGTATTTATTTCTCGCAAAATAAAAATTCTCTCCATTGCTACTAAATAGATAGTTTTTACTTATAGGGTAAGAACCATCATTGTAATTTATTTCTTGCGCTGCCCACAATTCCAACGACGGTAATACATTATATGAAAATGTTTCGTTAATCTTATAAAAAACCTTTTTTAAAAAGAAATTGTAATCTTCATATTCAGCATGATTTGATTTCATTGTGCAAACTCTAAATGATACGGCATTTGTTGGCGCAAATTGTTCATCAATAATATTTTCAGCTTGTCCGGTATCACTTCTGTAAGATTGTATTTCATTATTGTCCTTATCATAGAAAGCCAAATATTTACCGCCTTTCATTCTAATTGACAATGAAACATTTTCAGAATATGGATTTATTGGAATATAATCTGATACAATATATGTATTTATAATATAATCAATTGTACCATCTTTCCAATTATCATTGTATATATCAACAAAACCGTTTTTTATACTATTATTATTATTAATGCAATTTGCAATACTTGGTATTTTTATATAGTATTCATATTCTTCATAATCCGGATGCCTATCTGACATTGTAATAAGTCTAAAAAATGATGCTTCCTTTGGTGCAATTAATGTTTTTACGACATTGCCAAAGTCTTGACCTACAAAACCGGACTTTATAATACTAATTTGCTGTTTGTTCTTATCATACCATGCGCCAATACTATCTCCTTTTACTCTAAGACTTACAAGTATTGGAAAATCATGTAATACGCTTATATATGGTGTTACAACGTAATTTACATTTGAATCTCTTGTTGTTCCTTGCTCCATACAACTAAACGGAACATCATACAAATTGCTATTCACATACAATTCCAAATCTTTATTTATGCAATAATTAGAATATATATTAATATAATAATTATATTGCTCAAATTCACTATTCAATTCATTCATTGTTTGGAATTGTACAAACTCCGCATTGCTTGGCGGTATTATATTTATATATTCTGCTGTTTCGCTTGTTCCTCCCGGTGCTGTAATCCCACTAATAAAGTTCTTTTCTTTTGTGTAGAACTTTATATAATAATCACCTTTTACACGCAAACAAAAATCAATTCTTGTATTATTATCTACAGGAATTAAATCTGTATGATAATACGTGTTATTGCCTACAATAGAACCAATTAATAAGTTTTCATACAATATGCTTGTTATAACATTTTTTGATAATGAACTAAATATTCTTTTGTTTACTTTTTCGTCGCTATATTCCCATTTGCTCCACGTATCAAAAGGTATTTCTTGCTTTAAATTTGAATCACTTATGTTGAATATTCTAAATGCGTGTTCTACATTTTTATAACCTTCTGAAATTCCACCGTTGTTTATACAAAAAATTCCACTATATTCTTGTATTATGGATTTTCTATTATATCCTCCATAATAAACCCTTAAAATTCCCCAAAATCTAAATGCACCACTACTAATATAATACATTCCGGTATCTTTTACATTGTCTAATGTTGAAAAATCCGATAATGTACTAATTAAAAGAACTCTACTTCCTAAAAATATAGTAGGAATCCATCTTCCTAAATCTGCATATTCTCCACCTTGAAAAGTCCAACTATCCAATGTATTATTTGAATTATTTATAAAAATACATTTCAATCCTTGTACTCTAAGATTTTGCGGAACCTTTTCAATTGCTGTTTGCAAAGTGTATTTATTTGTTCCGTCGATACCATCATTGGGGAAATTAAATGATACATTGTAAAATATATCTCTATTAGTTGCATCCAATAATGCTATTCCCGTAACACTCTTTGCCCAACTTCCATTTTTATTAGCAAGTATTGCAACTTCATCCGTAACCGTTATATTATTAAAATTAATATACTGACCGTTTTTTGTCGCAATATAAAAAACATTTTGGTCGGGCGTTCCCGGTGCGGTGTCCGGCGTGGCAATCCCGGCAAACGTCGCATTTGCCCCAACTTGACTAATTAACGTTGTCAACGTGTTTTGCAGCACTTGACCCGTAATTTCTTGGTTGCCGTTCGTTTTAATAACGGACGAAATGGCGGCTTTCAATTCTTCGTAATTTCCCATACTGATAAAAATTAAACTACATCATTGTTATTAAAGTCATTATTAAAGTCTTTATTGTAATCGCCCCCGGTTGTTGGAATAACGCCCCGTCCGATTTTCTTAACAACCGTTGCGCATTCAAATTCACATTCAACCGACGCTAAATTGCCCTGCGTTTGCCATTTAGGGGTAATCAAAAACGTATCGCAATCGTATTTCCTGCCTTGACTATACACCGTAACAAAATCACTCATACGGATTAACCGCATTACGTCGCAAAGGTATTCGGGGGCTAAAAATATAAACCGGAACGTCTTTTCGGATATTTGTTTTTCGGGGAAAAAATACCCGTCCCGCTCTTCGCCCTCTTCCTCAAACTTATATTCCGGCTTTCCCAACTCGGCACACACGTAAACCCGGTTTTTGAATTGGACGCCCTCGTAAACGATTTGTCCGCCGTCAACCTCCATATTGGCGGCGTCGCTCCATTCAACGCATAAATAACCATCCATTCCCCCGGCAATCCATGTGAAAACCTCCGAATAAAACCATTGTACGCCGTCATATATCCCAATCATATAACGCCCCTCCGGGAAATCTAAAGCCATCGGCAACAATCCGGGGTAAACAATAACATCATACCCGTAATTTTGGAACCGGACAATTTGCAATCCGGTTTCCATCATTGGCGTTTTTATATCTGCCAATATGCGGGTAAATTTATAATCGTACAACCGTGCATAAACAATATTATTTGAGCGGGTCGGACGTATGATTTGAAACGGCAATAACTTATTGATAGGCGTAAACAACGGGTAAACGTCGCCATACGCATACGATTTTTTATAATCTTGGTATTGTACGCCCTCGTAAAACGGCAATACGGACAAATTATTATTCGGTGTCATACTTCAAAGTTGTTTTAATTGAACGACTATGCAAATTTACGCTTAATTTATCAACTTGACCGTTACCGATATAAGTTTTTATTAGTTGCATCGGGTTTGGTTCGTCGATTGCCGGAAAACTAAACGTTTGCTTTTTCTTTCTCTCAATACCGTATGCGTAAACCTCGGAACCGTTTATTGATACACGACGGGCGGGCAAATCATATAACCAATACGGCGATTGCAGATTAATAAACGCCAAATATCCGTTTTGCAAAAAGTATTCGACGCCGTTAATTGTTTGGCGGGTAAATGGTAATATCCATTGCGACCCGGACGTTGGCGGAACGGCGGCAAACAAGGCGAACCCGTCGGAACTCATGTTGCCGGGGTTTAATAACATCATATCAATATCGGACGTGAAATTTGATATATTAATTTCCTCAACCTTTCCGGGCGTTACATACTTGCTAATTACTTGTATCGGCAATCCCTCAAAAGCCGCCGTAACGTCGTCCATCCATTCAAATTGGTAACGTTCGGGCAAATCGACCTTATCAAACGAATATTCCGACGTGTTGAACGCCCACGGTTTCCCGTTGCGCAAATTCAATTCCTTTGTCAAATCGTGGCTTAATATAGCCTCGCCGGAATAGGAACCGCCATTGCGGAAATATTGGATATGTTCGATTTTAAATTTTCCGTCCTCAATGAACCAATAACATTTGAAACAATCCCGTAACATATTGGTAAATTGTTGTAATGTAGTCGGGGCTTTTTGTGCGGGTTGCTGATATTCCCCGTTTATGATATTGGTTTTCTGTGATACAAGCAAACGGAAATTCAACCCGGATATTGGATTGTTTCCACTGTATAAAAATTGGCTATATTCCGCCGTGGCTGCGTGCGTAATGCCCGGCGCAATCTGATTGAGCAAAACAGATATACACGACGCAACCGGGAACGCATCCCGCAAAGTATATGCTTTACGGGCTTTTTCCTCTAATAACCAATCCATCAGATAAAACCCAAACCACAACGACGCATAACGCCACGTTGACCGGGCAATTGGATAAAACGTTTGTCCGTATATGGAATAGGGCGGCGCAAAATACTTTCCGTTGTCCGCTAATCCCCACTCGGTCGGGGTATCTGAAAAGTTGTTTGAAATAAACGCCACGTCGATTGCGTAACCAATCGCACGCCTATAATTACGGTTATTATCAACTATATCATCGGCGGGCAATGGATATGTATTTAGGTCGTCTATTTTTTCCACATCGCACAAATACCGGGCGTATATATTATAACTTTTCATATCGGCGTGCATTGTTCCGGTTGCCCCGGAACCCTCAACGGCGGTTAAATCAAACTCCAATGTATCAAACGGAGATGTTGTGGCTTTTGAATAACGAAACATTGCCACGTCGTCCGATTGTCGGCGTATCTCAACTAATGCAAGACCAAAAGGCAAACCGCCGCTTACCCGTTGTTGTGTAATGTAGATATAATAATTAACATTTAACTCCGGGTATAATTTCCCCTCGAATGTGTCCGCACTTGCACCCGTCGCCATTCGTCCGGTATATAATCCCCCTATTACCGCCGGGGAACCGTCCGGCGTAATCTGTATTTCTTTCAATATATTACATAAAGCGAAATGATACGTTTGTACCAATGCGTTTTGGTCGGTCGTGGCGTTTGCGTCCTGTTCCCAATTCGTACCGCCTAAAAAACAAGAAACGATATTATCGCCTGGCACGTATATTTGAATTAATGGACGCTTGTTTATCGTTATCCGTTGGATTGTTGGGGCTAATGTTATTAAATTGTATTCCTTTTCCAATCCCGCCAAAACTTCGTTATAATCGTCTATTACATCGGGTTGTACGGTAACTTTTTTATCATAATCGACAAATGTACAATCTGTTTTCATAAACTTACCGGAAAAATAGGGAACCCATGTTTTACCGCCGTCGTTGCTTTTATCTATCCCGTACAAAAACTCATAATCAAACGGACGGGTATTTATAAAATCGTAATCATCCCGAATAAATGATATTTTCCCGGATAATTTGGCACGATAAAACCGTTGGTTCGTTTCTAATTCGTACTCCTTTGCCAAATCGTCCTTATATATCGGGTTGGCTTTACGTCCGTAAACCAAATTTTGCGCCGTTGCCGTTCCTAACCGGGCAAATACCGTTCCGGCGTTATATCTTGTTTTATAAACGACAAATCGCAAATAATACGCATTACTTGGAATATCAACCGAACCCGTCGTTACTCCAATAAAACTACTTATAAATTTTTTATTGCTATCATAAAATGCCCCACGGTCAACCCCTGTATTAATTAACAAAACACGGGGGTAAACATTACTAACAGAAACATAGGTACTATAATAGCGATTTTGTACTGCGTCCCCGGACGTAATCAAAGCCCCCGTATTAGCGTTTATAATTCCGGTTTTAAAAAACACATCGGAAAATGAATGTCTATAAATTGGGTTCATATCATTTTTTAATTTTACGTGTCAAATTCTTGTAAACCTCAATAACATTACCGTTGCCATCGACGTAACGACGGCGGCGGTTTTGTTCTTTAATCTCCCTTACATCGTTTTTCAAATCTCGCAAATCCGGGGCGTTGTTTTGTTGAACCGTTACATTAACGCCGTCGGTATTGTAGGCATTAAGGTACTTTTGGGCGAACGTTCCCCGGTTCAAACTATTAATTACGTCCGGGATTATTCGGCGGAACCTCCGGGAATTACGTTTATTAATAACGGCGAAAAATTCCCCGCCCTCGGCACGCCTCCGGGTTCCATCCGGTTTGGTTCCTAAATCCACGTCGTCCCCGGATTGGTGGGAACCGCCCGCCAACAATTCAACCGTACCATCGCCGTAACTTTCCGAACCCCCGGCGTTGGCTGATTTGGATAATTGGGCGGCTTTGATTTTGGCGGCGGCAAAGGAACCCCACATTATAGCAATTGCCGGGATTGCAAACGGGAACCCCAATTGCGACCAAATCAAAGCGGACGCCGTTACAAGGTTTCCAATTTGTTGTATCGTTTGTATTGCCGCCTGTGCTTTCTGTGCCTTTTGTTGCTCCTTTAGGGCTTTTTCTTGGTTCTTTTTCGCAACGTCCAATTCCTTTTGAGCCATTGCAACGTTATTGGCGTAACCGTTCGCCCGTGCCTCTAATTCCGCATCTAATCGGCGTTGGCTTGCGTCAACCTCTTTGTCGGCGGCGGAAACGGCGGCGTCGGCGGCTTGTACCTTTGCATCCAAAAAACCGTTTAATTGCTCAATGGCAAAGGAAACGGACGTACTTATTGCCTCCTTTTGGTCGTCGTCCAAATTCAGCCCGAACAATCCGTATATGTCGTTACCCCGTTCGTCGCCTTTGCTTTTCTCAATTTCTTGGTCGATTTTCGCAATGGTATTTTCGATTGTCTTAACCTCGGCATCCGTCATTTTAACCCCGGCGGCTTTGTTCAACTCTAAAATCTTTTGCAACCGTGCCTTTTCTTGCGCTAACCGGAACCGGGTTTTGCGTTCCTCGGAATTGCGGATTAAATCAAACTCGGACGCCTCCAACGCTTGTGTTTGGTCGAATAGCATTAACGCCCGTTGTTGGTTTAACTCGGTCGTTTGCTTCAATACCTCGGCATCATATTTGGCGTTAATATCCGCCTCGGATTGGCGCACGTCCTCGGCTAATTGCCTATTTTGTGCCAATTCGATTGCCCGTTGTTGCTGTAACAACTGAATACGCAAATTTATTTCCTCCTGCGAACCCTCACGGGCGGCGTCTAATTGTAATTGCGTCCGGTCGGCGGCGGCTTGCATTTGGTCTATTGTAATTTGGTCGTTCAATTCGCCTAAACTCTTTGCGTATTGTTGTTGCAAAAGTAATTGTTGGTTAAGCAATTCGGCAACTTGCGTTTCAGTTAATCCCCGCTCGGTTTCTAACCGGGTGTTAATGTCCTGTATTTGCCTTTCATACTCAACCCGCAATTGTTCCCGTTGCTTTTCCGCCCCCTCTGCCATCAATGCAATTTGGGCGTCCTGCGTTGCCCGTTGTGCGGACAATTCCGCCGCCCGTTGTTGGTTGGCAATATCTACCATATCAACCGCCAATTGTTCCCGTAATAAAACAATTTGGTCGTTTAACGCTTTGCGTGCCTTAACCGTTAAATTGGTTTCCGTCCTCAACTGCAATTGTATGTCGGCAATCGCACGGGCGTTGGCGGCTTGACGTTGCGCCCGTTGTTGGTCGAATGAATTTTTAATTAAGGCAATCCGGGCGTCCTCGGCTTTGCGCAATATATCCGTTTCCGCTTTGGCGGCGTTCCGGTTTTCGTTTGCTCTTTGGGCGGCTTGTATTTTCCTTTCGGCGTCTAAATCCGCCCCCTCGGTTTTCAGATTAACAGCAATATCAACCGCCCGCCCGGTATTATCTATTTGACCCTGTACGGCTTCAATTGCTTCATCAACCTTGACTTTATCAATTTTACCGTCTAAATCAACATCAATATAAACTTTCTTATCCCCACGGGCTTTGGCGTTATTCAACTGCAATAACATATCGTTTAATTGCTTCAACTTTGCCCGGTTTGCCTCCAAATCGTTTAATTCTTGACCGTAAAAACCAACGCTTTTATTATGCGCCTTTGTGCGCTCGGCTAATATTTCGTCCTCAATCTTTCGGGTTTCAGACAATGAAGCGTTACGGGCTTTAGCAATGTTTAATTCCCGGTTCAATTGGGCGACACGTTCGTTGCTAACCCGGTTCATTTCGATTGCCTCGGTTTCCAAATAATCCAACCACGCCTTTTGCGCCTCGTTAAGTTTTTGTTGGTTCTTTGCCGATTTATCGGTATTAGATGCAAACAGAACTAAAGCCCCCACAACCGTAACCAATGCCAACGCCAAAAGAACATACGGATTTGCGGCGGCAATCAGATTGAAAGCCTTTTGCGCAATTGTAGCCGCCAATGTTGCCTTTGTTCCCTGCATGGTAACAAGGCGGTTATAAACTTGCGCTTTGCTCAATGCCGCCATTTGTAGCCGGGAAATACCCAACATAATTGCGGATTGTTTTTGTACTGCGTTTTGTATGGCTTGCACCCCGGTTGTAATGGCTATTGCTGCCTGTAACTTCTTTTGCGCTTCTTGTATGTCATCACTTTCCGCCCCGAACAATTCCATTGCCCCGGTAAATGCGGCGAACCCACCGGACGCACCAGCCGCCAAACCTAATACGGCATCCAAATTGGACGTATCGGACGCCATGCGGGTAATTTCATCGGTCGCATCCTTAACCGCATCTCGTAACATTGCGGTTTCTTTGCTCAATTGCTGATATTCGGCGGTTCCTTGTTTGCCCTCCAATCGTAACAATGCTAATTGCTTCGTTTGGTTCTCTATTTGGGTCGTCAACCCTTTTGCGGCGTCGGAATAGTTACCCACGTTTAACGACGTTTTCCCGGTCGCTTCCTGCAACCGTTTCATTTCCTCGTAAATCGCTTTTGTTTCGGCAACCAATTTGCGCCCCTCCTCGGTCGCCTCCCTTTCCTCAACCGTCATATTATTGAGGTATATTTTATTGATTGAGTATTGAGCGGACAAACGATTATATGAACCCTCGGCGGATTGGTTCAACCGGGTTGTCAACTTGTTTAATTCGTTCGCCTCTTTTTGCGCTTGCTTCAATTCCGCCAACCGTTTTGCGTTCTCGCTTTCCGCAAATGCCAAATCCTTTGCCGCCCGTGTCAATTTGTCGGTATCGGCGGACGCCCCCCGGATTGTTTTACGTCCGTTTTCGGTCGCCCCGCTTACGCCCTCCAATGCAGCCTTAACCGTTATTGCTTCCGACTTGATATTTTGCAACGTATTCATATATGCGTCGCTTAATTGGTCTAATTGCGCAATCAACTTTGTAATACTATCGTCGGGCTTTACAAGGTCGCTATATTTTATTGGGTTGTTATTATCTGCCATACTTAACGTTATTTGCGGGCAATTTGCCCCGTATTAAATTATCTTTTCTTTTCCATGTAGTTAATCAACCAAAGAAAAACAACGCCGCAAATCGCCTTATTTGACGCCGTTTTTATTTTTGGTTGGTTTCAACAACTCCTTTATCCGCTCAAATGCGTTGTAATACTCTAAAACGGTGTATTTCTTTGGCTCCGGCACGTGCAAATGTTGGGATATGGTTAAACACATATTCTCAAACTGTTTATCGTACTGAATTTCCATGTTATCGGAACCACTAAAAACAACCGGGCGATTGTACAACAACAACATCGTCGTTATTTTATCAATTTCCGCCCGTTTGTCCTCTGTATCGCCGTTTATAATCGCATCCAACATTAACATTGTGCGGTTGCGCAATTCGTCGTAATACTCTTTAACCGTCGCATCGTCGAACAACCGGGGGAAATACATTTGCAATTCTTCATCTATTTTTTTTTTGACCGCTTCCATTTGGGCGGTCAACTCTTTAACGGGAACATCGCCGAACATATCGACGACCTTTTGCAATCCATCGTCGGATAAATCGTTGTACGGTTCCCCGTCGATTGATTTAACCAACACGGCAAACGCCAAATGCTTTGGGCTTATTCCGGTTTGAATGAAATACACGTTTTGCCGCATATTATCCAATTCGATTGCCGCCAATTCGGGGGTTTTACTCCGGGCGTATCTTATCGCCTTTTCAATATGCGTGTCGAAATCCTGCAAATCGGAACCAATCCCGGCATCAACTAACAACATTTTATTGTACTTATGAAATCGCAACATCGGCAATTCGTCGATTGCGTCGTATATCTCAACGGTTCGTTCTCCTATCTTAACGGTTTTCATAGCAAAAAACGGGTTATCATTGTGGAACAAAAGGGAACCAACAACAACGTCGGGTTCCCGGTTATAAACGCCAAAAGGATTGCCAAAGCAACCCCCGCCCAAAAGGACAAACAGAAATCGCAATTAAACATCTTTGCGAAAAACTCGTTGCCGTGGACTTGTACCCATTCGATAACCTGCCATTTGCGTAACAAGGTCAAACCGAATGCAGCAACCAAAGCAACCACGACCGTATAAAATAAAAATGCTTGCATACACTTTGTTTTAATCAGTTAAACACGTTTCATCAATTCCCAATTCCCCGGCAAACCGGAACCCGGCGAACGGGTGCATTAAAAATTGATTGTCTATTTCGTCCAAAGTGAACCCGGCAAATATGTTTTCCGCCTTTGCGTACACTCTGTTTATTTTCATGGAACCGGAACGTAACCAAATACCGCCGTTCAATACCCGCATAATTTGTTGTTTGACCGCCTCCGTATTCCGGTTATTGGGGTCGTTGGTTATCGTCCGCATATCGAACCAAAAGATAACCGAAAACGGCGTTGTATATTTGTTTTGTTCGCCGGGGAACCAATCAATTTGTTGCGGGTCGTCCAACACAAAAAACGAAAAATTCCCTATATTACTATCCGGGGCAATCAACATATATTCGTTGCCGCCAACGTAAATATTGGGCGTGTAATATCGTTTTCCCTGTATGGACTTAACCAACCGTTCCGAACGTCCAAAGGAATAATTAAGCCACGGCAACCCGTCCGCCAATCCCTTTTGAATATTGGCAATAACCCGGTCGAATAACTCCGGGTTCTTTATAATCGGTATTCTATCCATTTCCGTATATTGTTTTTTTTGCTTTGGTTAGCAAATCCGGGTAAACGTATTGCCAAATCAGTTTAGCAATGTTTTCGTTCGTCAATCCCAATATTTGCCGCCCGTACTTTTTTATCAAATCTTCCGTCTTGAAATCCGACGCCTTAATTTCAAATTGTTTGTCGCCGACTTCCAAATAAAAACTACTCTCAAAATCGCCCTCATCCCGTAACGTTACCCGGTTCGTCGGTTGTCCCTTTTCCTCCTTAATGGCTATTGTTAGCGGGGTATAAGGTCGATAATCCATTATGTCAACGCCCAATCGGTTAATACCTTGTTCAAATAATTGTTCCTCGGCGTTGGCATCAATGATAAACGCCGTTGTCATTCCGTCGTCGATTATGTCCCGTATAATCAACCCGGACGTCAACCCGTCGTTAAATGTATTAACCCGGTTGCGTAAATCAATTATTGATTGTAACCCCGCCATAATGCAATTACGTTGTCCGGTATTTAACGCCCCGGTTGTTGCAACTTAAACAAATACGGTCAATACCTTGCGTATCTAACCGCAAAGCCTCAAACGCTTTTTTAAGGTCATAACCCAAACCGCCGGGGCGTCCCTCAACGTTCCCGTCCAACTCGTACAAAATATCCATTTTAGAGGCGTTGGATTGGTTCCGGTTTACCCTTACGTTGGGGTTCATTGCCAACGTGCGTAAAGCAATTGCCGCAACTTGGCGTTGTATTACCGTTTGGAATATCGACCGTTGTTCAACGATAAAATCGGTTAGGTCGCAACCCACCGTTATTTCACAATTCAACCCGTAATTCAGCGTATTAGTGTACATCGTATAGGCTATATCCCACAACTCCGGGTATTCGGCGAATGTTTCCGGGGCGTTGTACATAAACGGGGAAATCTGCAAATACTTTGTCAATTGCCGCCATGCCTCAATATTGCCGTACCCGGTACACGTTCCGCACGGTTCCCGGCTCCAATCTTTCGACACGTTAATTGCTTGCATTCCGGCGGGCAAATCGTCTTGATTGTAGCAAAGGAACCACGCACCCCCGGCGTTGTTTGCATCGCTGATATACGGCAAAAAACAATTTTCCAACGTGAACCATTGAAAGCCGCCATTTGTCAACGTAAAATTCAAATCAAACGTCTTTACGGGGTCAATCTGCGAACTATGGAAAAGGTATAATTTCACAATCCCGGTTCCGCCTGTCATTTGTAAGCCAACCCGGTGTATTTGGGCGGTAACTCCCATTGCCCGGACGGGGATTATTTCAAAGCCAACCAATTTATGTGCGTTCGGTTGGGTCGCTCTAATACGTCCCGCACCGTCAAAGAACGTGCGCCGTTCCAATAGGTTCTTTGTTTCCTTATCCAACCCCTTTATTTGGGTAAACGTTTGTACCGCCGTGGAAATTCCGTTGCGGGTCAAACGCTCCAAATAGTCGGACAATATATTGTATTTCTCCCAAAAGGTCGAACCCTCGGCGGGAACCTCGGCGACGTTATCAACCAAAGCGACCCAATACAAGGGTTTGCCCGCCGCATCGTTGGCGTATTGTACCACGGTTCCGGCTTTCCATTCCTTTGTATCGTTCCAAACCGGGTATTGAAAACCCCAATTATCCGGGACGATTGCCGCCATATTATCCAACGTTACAAGCGGGTGCGCCCCTTGAAAATATAACCCGCTTTCGGTTTCTGTCAATTGCTCGGCTATTGCCTCGGCGGGATTATATGATTGTTCCCAACCGACGACGTGCAATAACTTATCTTGTATTTCCTTAATCCTATACATAAGCCCAAATATAACCGCCGCAAGTCTTTTTTATACCCTTACAGCATTTAACAATATTACTATCATTTAAACCCGTTTCCCGTTGTGCGTCTTTTACTGATAAGAATGTTTTTATCAAATCGCCGCAAATGGAATACATCGCAATTTGTTTTGCTCGTTGGTGCAATCCGCCTAATCTCCCAACCATATATTCGCCAATCTTTTTATTTAGGCGTGATTTTGTTATTAGATTATTACAATTTTCTTTGGTTGTAACCCAACGCAAATTGTCCGCCCTATTATTCGATTTGTCACCGTCGATATGGTCAACACATGGTTTGTTGTCCGGGTTCGGAATGAAAGCCGCCGCAACTAATCTATGAATATTAACAGATTTACGAATACCATTGCACAATACTACAACATTATACCCGTGCTTATTGGGAACGGCTTTAACTATCTTTGTATTATTACGCACGTTTCCGTAATTACTTATTTCATAATTTGGGAAATCGTATATTACTTTCCAACTTTCCATATCATTAATTAAAAAAAGGGGGCGGGGATAACCACCCCGTCCCCTCGGTTAAATAATTGTTCCGTTTTCCGGCTTATGCGCCTGCACCCCCGGCGGGAAATTCCCCGGCGTTGGTTACATATACGGGCATTCCTAACGGTTCGTTCGGATTGCGTGCTGCAATCTCGGCTTTGATAATCGGATTTGCCACGGTGTCCGGCTTGCTGTTATGTGCTACCATGTAGGCAACATCAACACTAAATCCGAAATACTCCTTAACCGCACACGTCAAATCGGCGGTTGCGTCGCCCATAATCGCCGATTGGTCGCCCACGGCGGTATAATAATGCGAACCAACGGGCAAATCAATGTACGGCAATCGTACAATGTCCCATTCGTGGAAATTCGCACGGGTACGGCGGTACGCTTCACGGTCAACACGGG